GTTGTATTAGTTGTTAATTGAGATGCTGTAAATGTATTAGTGCTAGAAGTAAATGCATTTGTTGATGCAGTATAAGCATTAAACGATGCCGTACTAACTAATGATGAAGTATTAAAAGTTAAAGATGCGGTATCTGCTGATGTAATTATTCTACTATTATTAACATATCCTTGTCCTACAATATATACTGACCCACTAAGAGTTTGTGTATCGGTTAATGCATCACCTAATATATTGCTACCACTACTAAAAATTACAGAAGAACTTTCAATTATTGTATGTATTTCGTATGCAGTTAATGTTCCTGTTATATCAAAATTACCACTTACTATTTGATTACCTTTAAAAGTATTCGAGCCGGTTGTTGCCGCGGTATCTTCTAATTGCAAAGAAGTAATTACATCTGTATTAAATTGTCTTAATAAATCAGGCGTAATATAATTTGCATTATTATTTGGAAAGTTATTCTGATTAACTGATTCTAACTGAATTTTATTTAAAGCCATATTATATTATTATTTTTAAGGATTTAGAACACTACCAATATTAAAGCCATCACTAAAGCCATCACTAAATGCACCACCATTATGAATTTGTGTTCCTTGTATTACACCAATACCTTGCTCTAATAGGGCACCATTACAACATTTTCTGCTATAAGTGTTTGAATGTAAACATAAACAACCTCTTCTACTATTCTTTGGTGAACTTAGACCTCTAGTGGGACCGATGTAAATGCCGGAGTTGATTAATGCTCCTGCTCCTTTACCTCTAATTGTATTCCAATTTATTGACATCTATTAATCTTTAATATAGATAACAATATAAGAATAAAAATTATTGTTTCATTTTAGCTAATTGTTCAGCACTAATTAACTCCTCTAAGTAATTTCTATCTTGTCTATATGATAATAATAATAAACACTTTTCTAATGGTGCATTTTCTACTTCATCTAATCTACTTAAATCATCATTTGCTAAACTAACAATTGATGTATAGCTTCCCCACTTTCTACTAAAATTTGCCTGATGTTGGGAGGAATGTCCGTGCTCGTCCCCAAAGATTTCAGGATACCTTTCAACAAGTCCGTTGACAAATTGATAAAAAAAAACCATGCACCGAAGTGAACATCCATTCCTAAATCTAAAAACCATTCACTCTCTTCTTCGCCAGTATAGTTAGCAACCTCATATAACTTACCAAATTTCTTTTTAATAGGACGATATAAAATTGCCATAACCTTTACCCAATCCTCTGATATTCCATTTGCAGTATGCTTACATATATCTACATATGCTCCGTATTCTATTTTACTTAAGTTAGGATAGAAGCCATACTCAATACCATTTCTAAAGAATGATTGAACTAAAGGAACATCAGTATTGCCAACGAATGAATACAAATCATTTTTAATCTTTGTAAATGTTTCAGTGTCTAACTTTAACATTATATCAGGCGTTACTGCACATAAGTGATAGAACATTGAAGCTAATATTGCATCATCTTCACCTTCATATGCTTTTAAATCTGATTGAAACTCTAAATACTTTCTTAATGTTATAGCCGACCAATCTTTAGGTACTACTATTTGGATTTCTTTTTTCATTATGCTCTGTAATTGTTTTTATATTGTTTAAGTAAATATAATTCACCTATCAACCTTTTTACTTTTAATTCTTCGTTCTCTAACTTTGCACTCATCGCTATTACGTTTGCTCTCATATCATCATTAGCTATTAATAATTCATTTACTAATGCTATCAATTGTTTAATCTCATCTTCATTAAACACCTTATCATTTATTTCTATTGTATTCATATTATCTTAATCCTGCTCTTACAAAGCCAATTGTGTATTTACCTTTGTTAACTGATTTCTGAGATAACCGCATCATACCAACATAACGAAGTGCATCTAATAAGTGGTCTAATCCTCCTTCCGGCACATCGGTTACATATCCGTGCTTATCTGCTGCGTATTGGTAAGCGTATATCTCATTAATTAAATTTTGTGATTGTTTAGTTACTTTGATATTATAATTTTGTAATACTGCTATACCAAACTTAATACTATCAGGTCCTTTCTTTACTGCCTTTGCATTAAACCCTAATCTATATAACTCTTCAACACTACGTGGTTCTGAACTATCACACCACACTTCATATGTTCTATCTAATCCTAACTTAGTTAACTTATCACCAATATCTTTCATCACCAATCCTTTATCGTATAGGACTTCGTGCACATATATATCCTCACCATTTCTATATACTGCCACTACTGCCGTTGGGTCCTGTGAATATCCCCAATCTAATCCAAAGGCAACAAACTCACCTTCTATTTCATCTACTACATCAAACTTATATACTGCTCTTTCATTCGGAGCAAATTCACCTAAACCATATATCTTCCAATACTTCTCATTCTTAAATTGTAATTCCTCAATGCCTGTTACTACTTCAGGCTCTAAATACACATTATCCCTATACGTTGTTACATATCTTTCACAATCTTGCATCTGTCTAATCCAATGATAGGGCGAGATAGTGGGATTGTAGGCGAGTATAATACGGCCAGTAGTTCTGATAGATAACTGAAAATAAGATTCTTCATCAACTTCACTTGCCTCATCAATAAAGAGTATATCAGATTTAATACCCCTAAGCTTATCAGCATCATCAACAGAGATGAATTGAATAGTAGAATTGTACAACTTATAGACCCTATCAGTAATATTAAAGTTTTCATCTTTCCATAAATTTAATTTGAGTAATATATCCTTAAAGTCTTTCATCACTGTCCTTTTAAGTGAAGGAATTGTTTTACGGACTATTGTTATTGTATTGCTTTCTTCTATCGCCTTTACTATAATGTATTGTAAGATTGCATATGTTTTACCACTACGAGTACCGCCAATGTGTTGAGTAATTCTTTTCTTTGCATCTAATAAGTGCTCGAATGAAATGGTAGTATTAATTTCTAGGTTCATTACTACCTGTTCTATTTACATTAATACTTATCTGTTGTATTCTATGGTCTAACTCACCACTTATCTCAACCGATGATTTCTTAGGAACAATATATTCTATTAGTTTTAGATATAACTTAGCTGCTTCAACAGGATTATCTTTTCTAATCTTATCAAAATCTTCCATTATATTATCCAATCCTCTATTCGCTAATCTTGCTATTGTTAGCTTTGCTTGTTCAGTACTTCTATTTAATGAACCTACTTTTCTACCACCCAACTTATTTCCTACTTCAAATTTCGCCATAGTTTGTCGTTATTTAATCGATATATACTTATATATAACCAACTAATCCTTTTTTGTTGTAGATGCTTTCTTTTCTTCTTCTTCTTTTAATCTTTTTAACATTGCATTGTATTGTCTTTCTAATTCATCTAATTCTTCAATACTTAGTGATGCTTTGAATTGTTCTGCTATTGTTTTTAATTTTTCTTCGTTCATAAAAATGGATTGTCTATATTGTTTTTTAAATGTTCTTTAATGTATTTAATATGCTTAAACGTTGTACTATTGCATATATTTAATCTTTCACTTAATTCTTTTAATGTATCGTCCGGATGTGTTACCCAATACAATTCATATATCATCGCTGATGCAAAGTGTTTAGTCTTTTTAATTTCTTCTATTTCTTTTAATACCTTATCATATGCTTCGTCTAATTTATTATCAAACTCATCATTGTATTCGGTATCTTTTATATCATCACTTATATCTGCTCTATAACTGAATTTCTTATCTCTTTTAATTTTGTTTAAGAATCTACTTTGTAAGAAGTTAATACAATAGAATATGTTAAAGCTATCTTTGTAATATAGTTTAGGTCTTATCTTCTCTCCTAAATATAAATAAAGGTCACCGACTAAATCTTCAGCAGTTATTGCATCTTTACTTAGATTGATTGCTGTTCCTATAAATAGCTTATGATGCTTCTGATATAGAATAGTTAACCTTTCATTATTTTCTTCTATACTACCGCTACTAAACAATTTCTTTTTCCTTTATATAATTTCTAATAGTAGTAACCGCTTTAACCCATAACCCACCTGCACTTGCACATCCACAGGGTTGGTTCTCATTTACATTACCACTTATGATTCTATACTTATTCCATACATAACTCATTAAGTTATCAGGAAGATATGAACCAATAGGCTCCAATGTAGTTTTCATTTCATTGAACTCTTCTTCGGTGAATGGATGATATTTGTTTTGTGTATTCATATTATTTTTCAAATATTCTTTTTTCTAATGGTGTATCTAACTTATCCAATGGAACGAATGGTGCCTTCTTTGGTTGTGGTTGTTGAGTAGGCATATCAATTGGATTCTCTAAATTAAGGAACGGCTTAAGATGTTCGATTAAAGGATGGTTATAAGGATAGGTAATTCCTAATCCACTTAGTACTACCATTAAATCATTTACTGAGTTTAATTTACTGAAATCTACTAAATAAGCTTTTCCTTCTTCAATTTTGTTTGATTCACCATTTAAGGTACTTTGTAATTCTATCATATGTTTTATTTTGTTTTTTCTATTATGTTTGTATCGTTAATGTAATCCATTAATTGTTGGTCA